AGATCGTATGAAAGCGATTGCGATGTGTGTTGCAAGGTTCGATGATCAAACCAAAGAAACTTTCATGGACTTGTATTCCAAGTTGGATGAAAAAGTTTCGATGCCTTCGGATGAAACTGAAGAAAGTGAAGATTCTAAATTGACTGAACCCGAAGAAAACGAAGATTTCAAACCCTTCTAAAAAATAACATAGGAGTTAGGTAATTTACCTAACTCCTATTTCTGTATCTACTGATTATGAACAACCCTGCATTTAGTGAAACTGTTCCAAACGAATTAAGAGAACTAGGATACGTTCCGCCAATTATCAAATCGTATGATAATAATGGCATAAATGTATGGTTAGATAGTCGTAGAAAAATTTATGATGTTCCGTTTTGGCAATTTACGATGGATGGTATTCAATGGATGGTTTTGGATGAAAGACATGGTTCTGCATCTCAATTCTATTCACATTACAAATTAGCCAAAGGTCATGTTATTTGTACAGGATTGGGATTTGGAACAAGAGAACAATGGTTGGCGTCCAAACCAGAAGTAACGAAAATAACAGTACTGGAAAAGTTCAAAGAAGTAATAGATTATCACAAGGACATCGGCACAAAATGGCACGACAAAATTGAAATTATTAATTGTGATGCAAACGACTTCAAGGGTAGTTGTGATTTTTTGTCAATCGATCATTATGAATATGATAATGTACTAAGAATTTTAGATAGTATAAAAACAGTATGTAATAATATTACTTGTGAAAGTGCATGGTTTTGGATGTTGGAGCCGTGGATTAGATTGGGATACATCACAGACAATACAGAAAATCCTACCATCATTCCAATGAAAATTCGTTATGGTGGAAAAGAAAATAACATCCTAGAAAATTATTCCAAAATAAAAACATATTTTGAACATGTGAATTTACCAAACCTTAACGAAGAACAATTAACCAAATTTATTGAGATGTACTAATTATGGAAGTAAAAATACCAGTAGAAGAATTGCGAGAAAAAAAGATAATGGTTTGTACGCCAATGTATGGTGGAATGTGTAGTGGAATGTATGCTAAATCTGCATCTGATCTTGCTACACTTGCAACCAAATATGAAATGGACTTAAAATATTTTTATCTATTCAACGAGTCCTTGATTCCCCGAGCAAGAAATTATTTGTGTGATGAATTTATGAGAAGTGATTATACACATCTCATGTTCATAGATGCAGATATTCATTTTGACCCAAATGATGTACTTACTTTGGCCGCATTGGACAAAGATATCATTGGTGGCCCCTATCCGAAAAAATGTATTGCATGGGAGAAAGTTCGTAATGCAGTTGATTCGGGTCTAGCGGATGAAGACCCCGAAATTTTAGCAGAATACACGGGTGATTATGTTTTCAATCCAGTAGAAAATACACACAAAATTCAAGTTGATGAACCAGTTGATGTCTTAGAAATAGGTACAGGTTTTATGATGATCAAAAAGCAAGTGTTTAATGATTTTCGTGAAGCATATCCTCAATTCAGTTATACACCAGATCATAATCGTTCAGAACATTTCAAAGGTGATAGAAACATTCATGCATACTTTGATACAGTGATTGACTCAAAGGAGTATCTAGGAGACATTGCAGGAGGTAGTAATCGATATTTAAGTGAAGATTATTTCTTCTGTCAATTTGTTCGACGTTTAGGATACAACATTTATCTTTGTCCTTGGATGAAATTGGGACATATGGGTTCTTATATATTTTCTGGTTCGATGACGAGTTTGGCAAATCTTGAATTTGCAGCTCATGGATTGGATACAGCAAAAGTAAGTGGACACACAAAACGAAAAAGGAATAAAAAGAGAGGTAAATGACTTGACATTTCCACAAAAAGTGATATAATAATATTATTAACTAAAACTGAAATAAGGAGAATAAAAATGAAAGTAAGTGAAAGAACAATCAATCTTTTGAAAAATTATGCAAACATCAATCAGAGTATAGAATTTCGAGAAGGAAACATTCTTAGGACTGTTTCTCCATTGAATACTATTCTGGCATCAGTAGAAATCGATGAGGAGTTGCCAAAAACCTTTCCAATATATGAACTGAGTCGGTTTCTTGGTACGTTATCATTGTTTAATGCTCCAGAATTGGATTTTACTGATAATGGTGTTATGATATCCGATTCTAAACACGAAGCAACATATCGTTATTGTGGGAGTAGTTCTATGTTTCAAACACCGCCCGAGAAAGACATATCATTTCCAGAACCAGAAGTTGAATTTCAACTGACACAAGATGTCTTCAAAAAAACCATCAACGCAGCAAATACGTTGGGTCTTCCAGAAGTGATTGTCGAAGGTGATGGAACAGAAATAAGATTGTTGGTGTCTGATACAGGTAATGTATCATCAGATAATTTTTCAACTGGTGTCGGCCCTACGGATAAAACGTTCCGTATGATTTTCAAGACGGAAAACTTGAATAAATTGATGGAAGGGGAGTATGATGTGGCGTTGTCCTCTAAAAGAATTTCAAGATTTCAAAGGACAACTGACACTCTTCTTTACTTTATTGCTTTGGAGCAGAACTCAACTTTTGAGGAATAGATCTTTTCTTTTTTCCACACCAAACGTATAGTAAATGATGATATTTGATATGAGAGAATTACAATGACTGACAAACTTTTGTGGGTCGAAAATTATAGACCTAAAACCATCGATGAATGTATACTTTCCGAAACAATTAAGGGAACTTTATCAGACCTTGTAAAAGATGAAAAGGTTCCTAATCTTATGTTTACAGGCCCGTCAGGAGTTGGTAAGACAACTGCGGCACGAGCACTTTGTGAACAAACAAATAGCGATTATCTAATTATTAATGGTTCAGATGAGGGTCGAATGATCGATACCCTGCGAACCAAGTTGACTCAATTTTGTTCTACAATTTCCTTTGGGGGTGGTAGGAAGGTTGTGATTATAGATGAAGCGGATTATATGAATCCCGATTCTGTACAACCAGCCATGAGAAACTTCATTGAGAAGTTTGCAGAAAATTGTTCGTTTATCTTCACTTGTAATTATAAAAATCGAATTATAGACCCGATCCATTCACGATGTGCAGTTGTGGATTTTGTGTCGAGCAAAGAAGAAAAACCACATATCGCAGCCCAGTTCATGGAACGGTGTGTGTCTATGTTAAAAACAGAAAATGTAACTCACGATAAGAAAGTAATCGTAGAATTGATCAATAAACATTTTCCAGATTTTCGAAGAGTGATAAATGAATTGCAACGATATGGTACTTCGGGAGATATCGATTCAGGCATCCTTGCGAATATAGGAGAATTGAATCTCGATCAATTGATTTCTGCTTTACGAGAAAAGAATTTTCAGAAAATGCGCCAATGGATTTCCTCGAATGTGGACAATGATCCTACATCGGTTTATCGTAAAATTTATGACAAATTGTATGGGGTAGTAGAAAAATCTTCTATACCTTCGGCAGTATTGATTATTGCAGACTATCAATACAAATCTGCTTTTGTTGCAGATCAAGAAATAAATCTTGTTGCTTGTTTGGTTGAATTGATGGCTGAATGTGAGTTCGTATCATGAAAAACCCAACACTATTTGACGAATATGGTAAAGTTCCAATATTTGGTAAACGCATTTTACATGTTGCCTCACCTGTCCGATGGAAAGGAAGTAAGTATGAAGTAGAGCGTTGTTCTAACTGGAAAGTAATGATGGATACGGTGAATTTTTTACCAATGTGTCATCACTATATTATGATTCCAGAACGGAACACACTTACTTCTTCTAACGAACTTTATTCGATGGATAACGTAACGATAATTCCGTTTCCTTATCCACAATCAGTAATGCAGAATCGTGCTAATTTTGATGGTAAAACATTTTGTAGAATCTTTTCTGGTAGACAAAAAGTAGAATTTCGCCCTGGTGAATTTATTACATTACAGACTTCTTCGATTGATATTGATTTTGTATTTTGTCATCAACCAGAAATTCTTACAAATGTTCTTTGGAATTTGTTGTCACTTCGTTATGGAATGAACAATACAGATTCCATGTGTTTTTTCCATTGGGTTGATTGTGCTGCATCAAGTCCTGCACCAGCGTTTCCTCCTACATTTTTTAGACAATTTGAGGCCATAGATCGGTGCAGTAAAATCTTTTTTCATTCTGATATGAGTTTGAAATATCTCATATCAAATTTTGGAGGAAAGAAACCCCATGTTATTACACCAGATATAACGGAATTGGAGAAAAAGATTTCCAAGATGCCACTTAAAGCAAAACCTCTTCCACAAACAAATGGTGAATATTGGAGTCCACCAGTCGGGAAGAAAATCATTGCATTCAATCATAGATGGAATGAAACAACTGGTGCAAGACAACTCCATAAAATGATGGAGGGATTGCCCGAAGAATACCAAGTTTTGGTTACAGATGAAAAAGTCAAGAAACCATTATCTGGTTATTCTCCGGTTGATGGAGGTGGAAAATTGGAGGAATTAGAAGAAAATTGTTATGATTCTGTGTATGAACCAGGCCGGTTTAAGTATGCTTATGAAGGTATTCCTAAATCACGACTTGGTTCTTTGGAATTATATTCTGATTTTCTTCGGGGTTCTTATGCATCGGTTGCATGGATTAAAGGATATGCAACTTGGAATTTGTCGGTACAAGATCCGATTTTAGTAGGAACGCCAACTTTAGTTTATGATACACCTATGATGAGAGAAGTTCTTGGTGATAATTATCCATTTTATTTTAAGACAAAAGACGAATTTCAAAGAATGATTCAAAATATGCCGAGTAATTTTTCTCATTCTGTGCCGGAACATGATTATACGTTTCGTGATAATTTAGTAACGGCCATGATGAGTAGTTGGCAACATACTAAAATGAATAAAGAAGGTTCATTTTGTAAGCCATGGTTATATTTTATTTTGAATGGATTGGAATATAAGAAGGATTTTTTGTATCAAACACATCCGATTATGGTGGATGCACAAGGTGGAAATTCTTGGGAAACAATTCGTAGATGGTGTTTACAATTTGGATTAAAAGATGATCCAACTTCTCGCCATACTCGTTTGTTTATTCCAAATGAGAACATGAAGAACAAAGTGGAAAAATATTTAGAAGGATTTGATGGTTCTGAATATTCCATGAAAGAACATGAAGAATTTCATAGTGAATTAAATAAAAGTAATGTAAGATCAACTTTATCGAAGTTTATGTCATGAGCCCATTTGATTTTGTAAAACAGATTAATCATGGTAAGATAAATCTGATAGATGAAACTCCTGAATTAGAAAGGGAGTATAAACAATTCATTATAAATCGTGCATTGAGTTTTAATCACGATACAGTCCTTTATGCAAACGAAATGAACGTTCTAAACCACCTAGATGCGAAACTTCAATTCGACTTTTTTCTTTATTCGATAAGGAAGAAAAAGAGATGGGGCAAATGGTTGAAACGTGAAAATAATGAAGTTCTCGAATCGATCAAAGAATATTATAAGTGCAGTTATACGAAAGCGAGAGATTATGTCACACTACTCAACGATGAAGAAATAGAATCTATAAAACTACAGTTGAATACTGGTGGAATAACGAAATAATGCATCTTTGTTTGTAGAATGTTTAGAAACTAGAAACTCCTAAATACAATAAACAGTTAAAAATATTGTAATTGAGGTTACGAAAAAATGAACGAAAACATAATCCAAGCGATGATTGAAGTAACACTAAAAGAACCCGATGATTTCTTGAAGGTAAGAGAAACCCTTACACGAATAGGGATTGCATCACGTAAAGAAAAAACCATATTTCAGTCGTGCCATATTCTACACAAGCAGGGAAAATATTATATTTTACATTTTAAAGAGTTGTTTGCATTAGATGGCAAGACAACCAATTTTTCAGAAAACGATGAGGCAAGACGGAATACGGTTGCCAATCTTCTCGCAGAATGGGAATTGATTTCTCTTGTTGAACCAGATAAATCAGCAGACCCTACAGTACCATTGAGCCAGTTAAAAATCCTGTCCTTCAAAGAAAAGGATGAATGGGAATTAACTCCAAAATATAATATTGGGAATAAAAGAGATTCCGATGAGAATGACAAGTGATTTACTATTTTATAAATTATTTTCAAGTGTAAAAGACCCCAAACGAGCTACAAGCGGTTCCGCATGTTTTGACTTGTATTCTTTTTTGCCAGACAACTCAGCGGTTTCGGTTTACATAACCCATCCCGAAGAGTTGGAAATAAGAAATAGATTGGTACAAAATGAAGGAATACAAGTTAATCCTAATGAACGGATTTTAATACCCACTGGACTTATTTTTGATATTCCTGTTGGACATTCTATGAGACTACATCCAAGATCAGGCCTTGCATTAAAACAAGGTCTGACTCTAGCGAACAACACGGGCATAATTGATTCGGATTATGTCGAACAGGTTTTTGTGATGATAACCAATATCAGTGGAGCAACGCAATACGTGAAACACAATGAACGTATTTGTCAGGGTGAATTGTTTAAAGATGAAATATGTATTTTAGAAGAAATAAGTGAACCGCCTGAAAGAAAAACTGATAGAGATGGAGGATTTGGTTCAACAGGAAAGGAATAATCTTGGCATATATCTTGCACAAATGGACAGTTGCTACAGTTCAAGTAGTATATTACATTCCAGATTATTTACATATTGTGAATGAATTTGTGTGGCAGACAGAAGACCAAATACCAGAATTTCCACGTATAACTAAGTTTTTAAATTATTGGGACAAGAACATTGACGGCCCAATCAAAGAAGTATATATCTATGATCAAGGCCAAAGTGAGGTCAGATTAGTAGACAGAAAATTTAAGCTCAATTAAAACTTGACAATGTTACTAAAATTTGTTATAATGACATATACCTTAATGAGAATTGAAAAAATATGTATAAAACTGGTCAAATAGATGTATTCGGTAATGATATTGTTACCGATGAGTATCATAGTGGAAAAGAAT